TGTCTGTCTCATAGTAGTTATTTTCACCTTTTCTCATTCCAAAATATACAGTCGTCAATACAAAAGGTATTGAAATCCACATGAGAAAATTACCTAACATGATGTCCTCCAAACATGAACCGCATTCCATTGAGAACTTTATTGGCAAATGCTCCTAACTTTCTTGATCCGAATCGTTCAAATAGTGCGGTAGATATAACAGGTGCGGGAACACCAAGATCCACAGCAGCGTGGACAGTCCAACGCCCCTCACCACTATCGCTAACTCCCCCACCGAACTTGCTAAGCTCTCTATCGCCGCGTAATACATCAGCGGTAAGATCAAGCAACCAACTGCCAACCACGCTACCACGACGCCATAACTCAGCCACCTCAGCACAGTCAATATCATACTGATAATCTTCTGGATTCTCCATCGGAGCAACCTCAGCATCGCCTTCCTTAACATATTTTGCCCCAGCATTAGCTTCATGCAAGATATTAAAGCCTTCGGCGTAGGCTTGCATGATTCCATACTCTACTCCGTTATGAACCATTTTTACAAAGTGTCCTGCACCTGGAGGGCCGCAATGCAACCAACCGTACTCAGCACTTGTTGCTCTACTCATAGGATCAGTTCTGGGAGCTGATGCGATGCCTGGTGCAAGTGCCCTAAAGATAGGAGCGCAGATGGATACTGCAGTATCTGCACCACCAACCATAAGACAGTATCCACGCTCCAAACCGTAAACACCACCGCTAGTGCCACAGTCAATATATTGGATGCCCAACTTAGAAAGACGCTCTGCCCTCCTCCTACTATCCTTAAAATTACTATTGCCATGATCAATAATAATATCTCCCTCACTACAAAACTGTAGTAACTCATTTAAGGTGTCCTCCACTGTTTCTGCTGGTACAACCATCATAAAGATGCCCGGCCCTTTATCCTTTACAACAGTGCAAAGAGAAGCAATGTCAACTGTTACTCCATCAACGCCACCATTCTCATAAAGCTCCTGTGCCTTATCATAATTTCTACGGTATCCCCAAACTTCGATACCTTCTTTCATCATACGACGAGACATACCCTCGCCCATTCGTCCTAGTCCAATAATTCCTACTTTCATTTTTGTTCTTCTGTTGATACTAATGTTACTGAACTCAAATCACTAAAATCTGGTGGAAATGGTTCACGATCTTTCTCTCGTACAGTTAGACGATCAGGATCAATCATTCTAATTGCTTCTGCAAGTTCTTGAAAATGTTGAATTTCATCATTCATAATTTCACAGATTTTTTTATCATCTGGAAAGCGAGTTAGATATTCAGCATACGTTTCAGCGGCGTGCATCTCTATCTCATAGGAGAGGTGGTAAGCAGCGCGAGGAGCCAACCAATAATAAACCACGTTGATCCAATAGTAGATAAGGACAAGGTGTCTGGCGACAAAGCGATCCACCCAATAAGTACTACCGCCCCTGCTCTCCATATACTCAAGATGTTCTGTTTCGTTAAGAGTTTGAGCAAAATGTTCCTCCATTAGATATATGTGCCATTGTCCACGTAATCCTAGGGATTCTCTTAAATGAAGAACACTTAAGAAAGCAAAGTATGGTGCCCGAGCAATCTCCTCAAGCACCCAAAAACGTGGAAAATCTCTTCCTTTATAAAGAAAATCAATGATTGCTACAGTGAAATTTAAAACCCAAGTGTTAATAGTTTTCATAGTAGTTAGACATAAATTTTAGGTTCCCCATCCTCGTCATCGTCATAATCATAAGTCATACGACAATCAGACAAATCATCCCACTCTGGTTCATAGAGTGGGCATGGTTCCTCAAATAAATGACTCATTCTTAATTGATGAATCCTTTCTCTAAGAGATTTGTAGAACTCTCGTTTTTCGTCTTTGTTCATTCTACGTGAACTGTACCGATCATACCTGCACCTTTGTGTGGCCCACACCAATAAGTATAGTCACCAGGTTCGGGGAATGCAACATCAAACTCTTCACCAGGCATCATTGCCAGGGATTCATGACTTAATTCATCATGATCTTCAACGACTACATTATGAGGAGGAAGCATATTATTAATAAAATGAACAGAATCCCCAGCATTGATTGTTACCTCCGCAGGATCAAATACAAGATTGCCACCGGATCCCATCTGCACATCTACCGCCCAGGCAGGTGCAGCGAGAAATAATGTAGCAAGAAGTCCGAATAAAAACTTCATAAACATTTTTATAACTACACTATCTATTACCTTGATAAGTCTCTATACCTGGGGTTTGTTTTGACTTCCTGACTTATCAATTTACCAAATTCATTTACACAATTACTCCATTTTTTTCTTAATTCTTTTGCTTTTTCTTTATCTTTTATTTCATACTGAAAGTGCCGCCATTCATTCCAAATGGCGGCACACTCGTCACTCTTCTTTTGAAGATGTGGTTCTAGATACAATTACTTTTTAGGTTCTATTGCTGACTGAACTGGTGGTTCTTCTTTCTTTTTAGAATGTCCGTTACCATTACCACCTGCTTTAGCGGGACTAAGTCCGAAGGCAGCCAGTGATCCTGAGAACACTGAGGCAATGAATGTGGGATCAAAATCTAAAATCTTTTGTCCGTTTGGAAGTCTAACATAGGAGAATGTGAGAAGGGATGCACTCCAAATAAGGACTACAACTTTCACCAAATTACCAAGAACTTCACTTTTGTCTTCATCTTGTTGCTTCTCTTCTACCTCTGCTTTGGATTTACCGAGCATTAGTATAGAAGTATGGCATCTCTATTTAGAGATAAAACCCTGTTCCATCAACCATTTTTTAGTAAGAGGTGTTGGTTTATAAACTTCCCACATCCTTTTAGGGCCTGCACAAACTTTAAGGGCATCTCTAGTCATGGTATCAGAGAATGCTGCATACATTGCTTCCGATTCATATGGAGATGCTGAGGGTGGATATGTTCTTTTTGCACCATCTTTAATCCAATCAGGAATTTCATCGGGTTGAAGGATTATAGCAGTAAATGTATTATCAAGAGTTCCTGCCATGCAGTCTTGAGCGGTATGCCAACCCTCATGGCGGAGAACTTTAATGAGCATATTAGGGGAAGAAATATATCTTTCATTAAAGAACATATCATTTCCCTTTACATAATAAAGTCCGCGTGTGTTAAAAGCAAAATATTTGTCGCTACCAATATAAACATTCACTCCAATTTGGTTAAGACTGGTGAGGATATCAGTAATTTCATCTTTGTTTGCTTCATGTTGCTCACCAAAACTCATCCAAGTTTTTGCCTGTCTTACATCTTTGGTGCATTCACGAAGCATCATACAACCCATAGAGTCATAAGAATTCCAACTTTTAACTTTTGACTCATCGGCAAGGGCAGGTGTAGTCAATGCTGCTGCCATCAGCATCATAAAAAATTTTTTCATATATTAAAAAGGTAATGCACCACCAGTTGTTTGCGGAAGTGCCTCTGGGAGTTCTGCATCTAATGCAACAGGAAGAGCATCTGTAATTGCTTCTCCAATCGCTTCAGTCATTCGTGACTTGACATTCGCAATAATGTTATCCTTATTGAAATAAACATAACCTCCTCCTGCAATTATAGCAGAAGTTCCTACGAATGAAAGTAGTGCTAATACATTAATTACTTTTTGCATAATATGCCTTGTAGTATTGAACTATGCCAGCACAATGCATGTTGCCTTGAGATACCCAATCGTTGGCACATTCATAGATGGACTGACTCGAATATTTAGGAACCACTCCATCCATTTCACCGCCAAACTTTGATAAAAGAATTTTAAGTGCTTGCTCTCGCACAATCATTTTTTGATCGCTGTATCGCCAATCATCGATGGACATTTTCGGAACCGCCTTGAAAGTTTTCTGAACCACCAATAGGATTTAGTTGCAAAGTGGTTTTACCATTTTGCGTAGCCATATCATACATCTTCTGATGCATACCGTCATCCCCGTAGGACTGTTTCTTAAACTCATCTACAGCAGTATAAGGCGCGTAAAAAGGCCCCTCATAGTTCCCAGCAAATACTTCTTGATCTTTTATAATGACTTCTCCGCTACGATCTGCAAACCATTCATCAATCACATTCTCTGTAGGAGCAGGTACTCCAACAAATGCCTTTTCTTGATCATCATCAAATGTTTTACAATCAACAGTTTTATCGTCAATAGCACATTCAATTTTTTCTTCTGTAATTTTCTCAGAGAAAAGTTTGTCGATCAGTTTTTTAATCATTAAAAAAGGAGCAACCTGTGCTCCAATGATAGTAAATTTATTTAGTTTTGTCAAGGGGAGGGAACCGATGCTGGTATCATCTTTCCCCCACTCATGTCATCGTCATCATCAATGTCTCGTCCTAAGACTGATCCAATAATAAATCCTGCAAACAGAGACATTGCTAAGACTAACATCACCATACTCCTGGGATGATCTGTCCTGTGACTGCATATGCACCCATAGCGGCGATGACGCCGATCATGGCTGCGAGTCCATTAATACGTTCTGCTGTTTCGTTCATGATTTTAAAGTAAGGTAAAATTTAGTTTGATCAGATGGTGAATTTTCATAAATGGAGGAATCACCATACTCCTTGTGATCTCTGTATCCAACCATGCGTCCCTTCGTATTTTGAAGGGCAGACATGAATACAACGAAGAAGAATACTCCTGGGGCACCAATCAGAAGGGCACCACCAATAACATAATAAGTCAGAATTTCAAGAAGGGAGTTTTCCATTAGGGATGTTCAGTAAAATGTTTTTGAATAACTTCTAAGCGTTCTTCCTCGTGTGCAATAATATCGAGTTGATCTTGAATTGCAGCGAGGACATCTGGGTGTTCGCCAATACCTACAGGTTGATGTAGGTAAACTTCTACATTTGCTTTTGCTTTAGCAATATTACCTTGAGCATCGGCATTTAGTGCTTCGATAATTTTAGCGCGGAGATTACAAGACATCAGTACAGCTCTTCCTCTTTTTCGGTTTCAATTACACAATCACTTTCAGGATATGCAACACAAAGCAGAGCAAATCCTGCTTCAAGTTGATCATCATCTAAAAATGATTGTTCTTCTTGATTTAGTGAACCTTCAACAATCTTTCCAGCACAAGATGAACAAGCACCTGCACGGCAAGAATAAGGAAGATCTAAACCTGCTTCATCGGCAGCATCTAAAATATATTGATCATCTTCACATTGAATAGTATTTTCACCTTCGGGGGTTTTGAGAATGATAGTGAAAGACATTTAATACAATCGGATGTAAAGATTATATAGATTCTTTGATACCAAGTCAAGTATCAATTATCAGAATCCGAAGACACCAAAGAAAAATACACTACCAGTAGTAGCATAAGAGATAATAGCAGCAACAAATCCAAGCATAGCAGTGCGTCCATTTAATTTTTCCGCACGCTCTGCATACGTCTCATATCCATAACGCTCAGCGTCAGTCTTGGAGACATACATCTGTGGCTCCTTAGCAAACAAATTCTGCTGTCCAAACTCATTTGTTGTTACAGTCATTAACTTATTGTTATGAAACTTTACATAGTATATAGTAAAAAAGCACCTCTGTCAAGAGGTGCTGTGTAGTGGTTTATACTCAGTAGTCGTCCCCTTCAAGGATATCCTGACATTTCTCAGGATTCCTCTCACAAAATTTTCTGACATAACCATGAACATCTTCATCCATATGATAATGGTAGATGTTGTGCATCACACCGACAATAATCAAAGTTCCCACAATCAAAATATTGAGTTGGGTAACAGGAGAAAGTAGAATCCTCTTCATAAAAAAGGGGTGCCGTCGCACCCCAGTATATCATCTAGATGTATTATTGTCTATCGTATCAGAAGTTGTACTTCACACCTAATTTACCACCGACGCTAAGATCATCCATTTCAAAATCATCGGTAGCGGTAATCGCAGAGAGTTCGCCGTAGACGCCAAGTGTATCAGTCACGGGGACGCCAACACCAACCTTACCGGAGAAACGGGTTTCATTCTCTTCACCATCGATAGCAACAATAGCAGGGCCACCCTGAACATAGACGGAAGCAGCACCGACTTCGCCTTCAAAGCCTACGTGGATGTCGGTAGTTGCCCCAACATAATCATCGCCTGCCCAACCTGCGTTGGTTTCTACGTTGACATAAGGGCCTGCAAGGGCAGCGCCTGCGGAAGTGAACAGAGCAGCAGTTGCTGCGAATACAGTTTTAAACATTTTTGTGTACCTTTATTTACTTGCGGAATGGTTACCCGCAGATGGAAAGAACCTCGACATGGTTCTGGTAATTATACCTAATGCAAAGCAAAAGGTTAAGTATTTATGATAACAGTTTCTTCAGATTCTGTCAACTTGATGGGTTTTCCGCCTGTTTTGCAGCTGCTACAGCAGCAGAGTTCTCAGTGATTCTACCCAAATATGGATCATAATTCATTTGATCCTGGATACTCATTTGAGCACCATTTGTAATCCAGTAATTAGATTGTGCTTTATAATTTCCAATATGAAAAGCATCAATATGTTCTGGATGAATACTAGAACCCAAATCAGTCTTATAAAGAAGAAGTGGAATGGAGTATGTGTTACCCGAATTGTAGATTAAATCATCTGCAACAGGACGCGGTTTGACTCCGTTATCTAGTTTGTATCTGTTACCGCGTACATGAAAGTCTAACAGTTTTTGTGCATGGCGTCTAGTAATCATGTAGCAAGCGGTAGAGAAGTCATTTACAAACCGCTTGTGAATCTTGACATGAATATCGCCTGTGCAAATGATTGCAAGTTGAATTACATCATAGTCATAGGGAGTGTATGCAATAAAATCATCCCATGTGAAGTTCCAACATTGCACTGTTTCAAGACTACAATCATCTTCCATGATGATTGCATAAGAACTATCAGATGTCTCTAACCAGTGTTTAATTGCTTTTAGATGAGAGGTGGTACAACCAATCTCACCAGAAGACATTAGATCTGGATATCTTCCCTTAATAATATGCCCAAGATCATCATCTCTACCATCATAAGCAGAGATACGTTCATAGTTTTCTATTCCCCAGTACTCAAACTGATCCTCCATAAACTTACGCCGTTCTGGTTGATCATCTAGGTTTAGATAATAAACAGGGCCAAAATTGCGGAGTTTATGTTTTGATTTGTTCTTTTCGGCGTTAGTAAAAGTCATCAGATATCTACCTCAAATACTTCTTCGTTAGGTTCTCCAAACTTTACTCTATCATAATATTGATCATACAGAGTATCTTTTACACGATTTAGAATAGTTTCGTTATCATTGATGTAAACAGTATATCCTTGATTAAGTAATTCTTTACAAAGTTTGAACTGCTGACTTTCGGTAAGAATATCTGTTCCTTTTTTATATGAAACATAGTCAAAGTAAAAAGGGAGACTCTTATGATTCTTACAAATCATATAATCAAGAAGAAACTTATTATGTGCTTCGTTAAAGTTATCAGTCGTAGCACCTAAGTTATATTCAACTCCAAGACTCTTGGCATAAGCAGCAAAAGCACGATTATCTCTAGGCAGACAGGGGCCACCAAAACCATAACCAAACTTCAGATACTTCTTACCGACTCGACTGTCAGCGCCAATAGCATCGAGTACGGTATCAATCTCGTCCTCCATGCCATCTAGTGTGAGCACTTGTCCCATCATATTGGCATAACTGATCTTTGTGGTAAGGAAGCAGTTAGTGGCGATTTTAACCACCTCTGAAGCAGTTCTAGACATCAGACTAATCTGAGGTTTTGTAACCTGAATTTTATGATAAAGTTCAGATAATTTATCAAATGTTTTACCCCACTTACCGCCAATAAGAAC